GTCTCCTTCTTTATGATAGTGGTTGCCTTTCGGGTTTGTTCCCGAAACAGTTCCCAATCCTGGATAGCCTGTCTGTCTGTCTTATGCATTGGTGTTGGACATTAAGAAATGATGCCAGTACTCCAAAACTTTTACGGCTTCAACATGGCCGTATGTCTCCTGCATGAAGGAAATGAACTGTTTACCTACTTCGGACTTGACAAAAAACGTCGTCTCCGTCCCCAGCTTCTTAGCGGTGTCAGCAAGTTTATTGAGTATGTCCGCTTCTTTTGAATCCGGCAGGTTTTTGGGAGCCGGTCGGCTCTCTATTTCCGTCAACATGGCGTCGTGAATTTTAATAATTCGACGCATTTGTTTGTCAGGCCCTAAAAGTGCTATGCGGCGTTCCTCGTCCCAATCGCCGTCTCTTTTCCATTTCGAGATAGACGTTTCCGAAATGCCGGTGATGTTGGAGATAACCTTTTGTTCGAATCCGTTATCAACGAACAAGGTATACGCAAGTTTCTTTTTGCGCTCCAATTCCTCTTTGGTCGTTTTCTTAGTTACTGCCATACAGAACAAATTTCGTGTACCCCTACGGGGTGAACGAATGCAAAAAACATCATACGGCAAAATGTACTGTATGAAATTACAGATATGCAAAGGTCATGTAATCCGCGTTTGGCAAGGGTTTCAAGAGATTGCAATTTTACATCGAAAGCACAAAAACAATTAATCGTCTGCCGATGAAATTAGCAATAATGGGAAGTGGGACCGACAAGCCAAGCACCGCCGAAATGTTCCTGTTCGGGACAATCGGGGATGATCTCAAATGCGGCGAGTTTGTCCAGGAGCTTAACGATCTCGCCGCCGACAATGATACCATTGTCATTCACATTAATTCAGGCGGTGGCAGCATATTCGACGGACTGGCCATTTACAACGCCCTGATGAATTGCAAGGCGGAGACCATCGGCAAGATTGACGGCTTATGTGCAAGCATGGCGACAGTGGTTGCCCTGGGCATGAATAAGCTCTATATGTGCAAGACGGCGCAATTCATGACGCACAAGGCCAGTGGATGGGCGTCAGGGTCGGCGGATGATCTCAAGACATACGCCTCTATGATGGATCACCTGGAGAAAGTGATATGCGATGTATACGCAGGTAGAACCGGCATGCCCTCCGATGAGGTACGCACCCAATTCCTGCAACCGCAGGACCGTTGGTTTTCTGCCAATGAGGCGTTGGCCGCAAAATTGATCGACGGCATTTACGAGGCAGACGGACAGCCCGTACAAGTGCCTACCAACATGAAAGGACAAAAGGAGCTTATTAGCTTCTACAATTCCCACCTACAAAATTTTAAGAGTTATATGAAACAGTTCACCATGTCTGCCGGGCAACTGGCAAGCCTCGGGCTAAAGCCCGATTCGGACCCTACCGCAGTTTCGGCGGCATTTGATGCCCTGGTTATGAAAGCCGGGAAAGTTGACCAGCTGGAAAACGACGTTACCCGCCTGACCAGCGAATTGTCAACCGAAAAGAGTAAGACGGTTACGGCAAAGGTGGACGCTCTTCTGGACAAGGCGCTGAACACGGACAAAAAGATCACTGCCGAAGCTGCTGTGTCTTTAAAGGCTGCTTTCATCGGCAAGCCTGAAGAGTTGGAAAAGGTATTGAACAGCCTGCCCAAGATCATGTCCGTTACGGACCACCTCAAAGAAGGTACGGACGGTGAGGACTTCAAAGGCACCTGGGCGGAGCTGGACAAGGCGGGAAAGTTGGACGCACTGAAGGAAAAAGATTTGCCGCTGTTCAAAGCCAAATACCGCGCACATTTCAAAAAGGACTACGCGGGCAAGTAGTGTGCTCATAGCCCGGCCACAACCATTTATACAATTTTCAACTCCATCTCTATTATGAAAAAAGTCTTTAATTTTCTCGTCCCCCTTTTATTCATGGGCCTTTGTATTTCCGCCCTCTTCAATTTCTCTCCCGTCCTGTCAATCGTACTCCTGTTTGCGTTCGCGTTTATCCCGCAGCCCAAGGGCGTCGCAAGTATGGCTATTCAGCGGGAAATTTGGACACAGGATATTGTCGAAAATCTTTTCAAGGATAATGCGTTTGCAAAACGCGCTTTCAACGAAGATCAGTATGTTATCGGCGGGAAGGTTGTGCACATACCTGTGGCTGGTCAACCTTCAGCGGTGAACAAGAACGTTACAAACTTTCCGGTCAACGCTGTTAAAAGGACCGATGCGGACATTACGTATGCGTTGGATACTTACTATACTGTTCCCCGTCACGTAGAACGCATAGAGCGGTACGAATTGTCCTATGACAAGCGCCAAAGCGTATTAGGAGAAGATCAGGCGGCTATCACAGACTCAGCCATTGACGGCATGTTGTTCCGCTGGGCTCCTGGAGCTGCCAACGTTATCTTGACGACAGGTGCAGCAACCGCCGCTACTGCCAGCGGAGCAACCGGCAATCGTAAGGCATTCGGAAAAGATGTATTCGGAAAAATAAAGCTCAGATGGGACAAGGCGAATATAAAGGGAGGCAGCCGTATAGCGTTGCTTACTGCCGACCATCACCAACAGTTGTTAGACTCCTTTAGCGACGTGGAAAAAACCAACTTCAACAACCTTGCGGACGCAAAACGGGGTGTAGTCGGCATGTACCTAGGCGTGGAGATCATGATGCGCTCCACGGTGCAGCGTTACAGAAAGGTTGCCACTGTATGGACCGCAGTTGATGAGCAGGACGCGGCCTTTGGAGCCAGCGATCAAACCGGCGATAGCGCTACATCTCTTTTCTATCACGATATGTCCGTATCCAGGGCATTAGGTACGGTTGAAATGTTCGACCGGGAGAATGACCCCACGTACTACGGTGACGTATATTCCTTCATCCTTCGGATGGGTGGCCGTATCCGTCGCGCTGCTGGCGTGTACGCCGTGGTGGAAGATTTAAGCGCATAGTTCCTTCGATAACCTAACAATCAGCATAATCAGCCAACCGGGGAGTGTTCGGCATGTGAACACTCCCCACATTAGGAGCCTATGAACGCAACCGAAGGAAAGAGCCACAAAGGAACCGCCATCTTTTCCAGCTTTATCGGTGGAATAGGTCAAGAGTTTTTGAACATAATCCCCCCCGCCTGGATGGACAGCTTTCTATTTCGCACCGCCCTTGCCGCGTCTGTGAGTGCGTTGTGCGGCCTATTGATCAAAGACGCGTATTTGTATTTCCGTAGCAAAATCAAAAAGTGAGCATATGAAGAAAATTTCCAAGGTCGCTTTTCTCTCTCTGTTTGTTATGGTCGCTATGACCTGCCCTCATTTCCTGTTTGCGCAGGATTCCACGGGAACGGGCTCGGGAGGTAATACCGACATTTTCGAGATCATTCTGAATGCCCTGTCCGCTAAATGGCCCATCGTTGCCACTATTGGTACAATCCTCTTCTTTATCAGTGAGGTATTGGGCAAGAGCAAATCCATTGCGGCCAACGGCGTTTTTGAGCTTATCGCCAAGGTTCTTAAAAACGTTTTCGGCAAAAAGAGCTAGAGACAACAACCAAAGCCGTCATGCGCATTTTATTCGTCATATGCATAGCGTTACTGTTCACGAATTGCCATCGGTACGTCATACCGCAAGCAAGCACACGGAGCATATCGGTTGATACGATCACCATCAAAAGTGTGCCTTACGACTCAACTATAACAATTCCGGGATCAGCCGCCATGTTTGTTTTTCCTCTTCCCTTGATCGACAGCCCATACGAGGCCAGCCAAAAAACGGAAGGTAAGGAGGCGATCATAAAGGCGCGTGACGGCAAATTGGTTGTGGCTTGCAAGGACGACAGCTTACAGCACGTAATAACGCTCTTGCGACAAGAGGTAACACAACATAGCTATCAAGGTAAGGATTCCATCATTACGATTGTGCAGACGGTGACGGTCACGAGAACATCATCAACAACGTGGTTGTCCCTCGTGCTAAATGTGATTATGCTGGTGTTGTTGGTGTTCAAAGCAAAATCGACGGTTGTCAACCCGCTCACCTGGATCATAAACTTATTCAAATAAAACTTTTTTTTCGATGGATGACATAACACTGTCGGCGCTCGTACTTGAAATAGCCACGTCACAGTTGGGAGTTCGGGAACAGCCGTTAGGCTCGAACGACGGACCGCAAGTTCGGCAATACCTGCAACGAGCAGGCGGAAAGGCTGGGGACCCTTGGTGCATGGCCTTTGTGTATTGGAGTGTTGACGAAGCTGCAAAGAAGAAAGGCATACCCAATCCCTTGGTTAAAACTCCGGGCGTCATGGATCAATGGAGGCGAACAAAGGCAAGAAAACAGCCGCCCCGTCGTCAGCTGATAAAGCCGGGGGACATATTCATCATGTCTTTCGATCATGAAAAGGGACATACCGGTATCGTTGAAAAAGTGGTTGACGGCCTGATATATACTATTGAAGGCAACACGAACAACGACGGTAGCCGGGAGGGTTATGAGGTTGCGCGTCGTCACCGGGCCATTACTTCCATCGTCGGTGTTATCTCGCTGTAAAACCATTTCAAAACACTTTATACAAATACCATGTATCACGTAAAAGCATTTTTTGACGCCTACCCTGAAGCCAAAGAAGGATTCGAGACATACGATCATGTCATGCACGCCACGCAAGAGCTTGCGGATAAATGGGTCGAACGCCATGCGGCCAAAACAGTAACCCGCCACGGCAACCCAGCATTCGAAGTAAAGAAGCAAGGCAAACCCAGGGGAAAGGGAAAGGAGAATGGCGTAACCGTCGTCGCACCTGCTGGGCAGGCGAATAACCAGGAGGGCGGTGATCCTTCCACGACGCCCACGGAGTAAAAGCAATCGGAACCGGTATCCTTCTTAAAATATGGGCCTTCGGCCCGCAAACGCCCAATATGAGCAATCAACCCACAGTCAGTACCAATTTTACCAATAACAACCTTCTTTCCCAGGTGGCCGTCATCGACGGACAAGCTGCCCTTATCGGGAATGCCCATACAGTCGCCAACGCGGGGAAAATCTTTGTCATCAACAGCTTAGATGATGCGGAAACCCAAGGTTTGACCGACGTGTTGGAGCCAGAAGCCCACGCACAGATAAAGGAGTTTTACGGGGAGCTGGCAGGCAAACAGGAGATCTTCGTTATGCTCCTGGGAGCTGCGGTCACTATGGCCCAAATGCTGGATTCAACAAGCCTCACGAACGGCAATCTGTTGATCCAAAAAGGAGCGGGTAAGATTGCCTACCTGGGCGTATTTAAGTCGTATGCGGTGACGGGCGCTGATTTTATGGATGGAGACCTTTCCGCCACGTTGACCGCCGCTAAGACGTTCGCAACGTACTGGAACGGGAAAGGATATTATTTCCGCATCCTGGTGGGCGGTTATATTGGTGACGAATCATCCAACACCATCTTTGCCCCGAATACAGCCAGCAACGGATTTGCGGGGGTGGTGCTATTCTCCACCCGAAACGACAAGAGTGCATCCGTAGGTCTTGCCCTGGGCCGGAAGGTGAAATACCCATGTCATATCAAATTGGGTAAGGTGGCTAACGGGCCTTTAAGCGCCCCGACGCTGTACATCGGGACTAAGGCTGTGGACAAGGTGGCCAACCTGGACGCGCTGGCCGGTTTGGGCTATATCGTTCCTGCGTTATATCCCAACAAATCGGGCGTATACATCGGGGTTGACAACATGGCAAGTACCGACGATTACAAGTTGTTGGCGTATGGGGCTGTGATCGATGCTGCTGCCCGTGTTGCGCAAAACTATTATACCGATTGGCTGGAAAGTGAAACGGACGTAGACGAGGGCGGTAAGCTATTCGACGAGGACGCGGTACACCTGGAAGACAACATTGTTGCGCAAGTCAAGTTCAACCTGGGCGACAGGATCAGCGACGTGAAAGCAACCATTGACCGGGGACAGGTTATTGTTCCAGGAAACAGTTTTGTCGTCGGACTTTCTGTACGACCAAAAGGTTATTTCACTTACATCACCGTCAATATCGGATTAACCGCATAATTCAGTTCACCTAAAAACATTTTTCCAATATGGGATTTAGCACAAAGGAATGCGCCTGGGAGCAGACATCCGTAAAGGTACTTAACCGCACCCTGGTGGGTATCCAGGGCTTTGAGTTCAACAAGACTGTCGATAAACAGTATTTGAAAGGTGCAGGCAGTGATCCTATCGACATACAATCAGGCGACAAAGAGTATCCCGGCTCCATCGACCTACTGAAATACGAGGTCGATATGTTGAACGATGCCGCTGTGCAGGCGGGATATGCGGACATTTTAGAGGTGCCCCATGAGGCGATTTTAATTACCTGCACCTTTAAAAAGTTGGCAACCGATGCGCCGCGTAGGATCACCGCTGCCGGGGTTGCATTTACCAGCCTCAAAGCAGCCATGAAAGCCAACGATAAGAGCACGGTTGTTAACCTGCCTTTCATTTCTATGAAAATAAATTTTAGATAACAGAAATCTACAGTGGATTCATCTAAATAAAACTTTTCATCATGATCAAGACGGATAAAACGGGCAGCTCCATTAAGGAAATGAAGGAGCGCGAGAAGCAAGCCAAGGAAGCGGAGCTACGCGAAAAATGTGAAGCCTGGGCGGTGGAAAAATACGGACATGACACGATTGTTGGATGGAGCAACCGAAATAAAGGGTTGTGGTATCTGCCCATTATTGACGATGACGGCAACATTGAAGCCTGTTTAATCCTCAAACCCATTAACCGGCATATCCTTTCCTATGCTTCTACCAAGATCAGCGACGAAGGATTGTACGTGTTCCTGGAAGCATGTATGCGCGAGTGTTTGGTAGACGGTGACATGGTTATCCTGGAAGATGACGAATATTTCATACCGGCTGCTATGCAGTTCAACGACATTATGAAGGGCAAGAAAGCCGTCATGCTAAAGCGATAAAAGAGGCGCACGAAAGGGCCGGTAACGACCCTTTCGAATTGCTGGCAACCATGTTGGAGTATTATTTACCGGGTCTCGACGCCTCTACACTTTCTGACCAGCAATTTGTACACAAGATCGGACTCCTATTGAAAATTCGGGAGATGGAACAGGACAGCGAGTTGTCCACCGCACTTAACCTTTTATCAATTAAACGATGAGCAATAACGTCCTGGAATTTTTCATAAAGCTGAAGGATATGATGTCCAACGGGCTTGCCAAGGTTGCCAAGACGGCGAAGGATAAGAGCGCGGAAATTAATTCAGCATTCAAAAGCGTGGAGGGTGGAATCGACAGGGCAACGGAGAAAAACAAAAAATTTGCTAGGAGCTTCGAAGAGGTTGCCCAAAAGACGTTATCACTTAAGAACATCGTAAAACAAGCCGGCATTGGGTTATCATTGGCCGGGCTTATAGCGTTTACAAAAAATAGCTTGGCTGAGTCAGCCCTGGCAGAAAATCAAAAGATTGCGTTTAAGGTCCTTACGGGGGATAAGTTCCAGGGGGACGCATTATACGGAAATATCCGTCACATGGCCGATACGACGCCCTTTGAGTCGCGGGAGCTGATGACCGCAGGAAAAATGCTGTTAGGATTCGGCGAGCAAAAGGGCAAGATAATGCCTGACCTTAAGGCCCTCGGAGACATTGCATCCGCCCAGGAAGACAGCACACAATCATTGTTGGGCCTTGCGCATGCATATGGTGAGGTGATTGCTTCGGGTCGATTGTTGGGGCGCAATACGTTGGAGATGATCAATTGGGGCTTCAACCCCCTGAAGGAGATCAGCATCATGACAGGCAAGAGCATGGAAGAGCTGAAAAAAACCGAAGAGCGCGGAGCAATCAGCGCGGAAATGGTTCGGAAGGCATTCGAACATGCGACAGCTGCGGGAGGTAAATATCACGACATGATGAAAGAACAGGCCAGCACGTTATCAGGTCAATGGTCCACCTTCATGGATTTGGTACACGCTAAAATGCGTTCGTTCGGCGATTCACTGGCTCCCGTCGCCAAAAGTCTAATGGCCTTCGCCTCCAAGGTCCTGGAAATCGGCAGCAAATCGCAGCTGGATACCTTCCTGGACGAGACGCGACACCTGCGAGCTTTGCAAATTGAGTACGGGCTTATCAATACTTCTAATGAACGCCGGGTAGAAATCTTTAAGGAGATACGGGCAAACTACCCGGACATTGTGGCCAACATCAAAAATGAAAAGGATGCCATAGACAAGTTAATCCCTTCCCTGGACAAGTACCTGGGCAAAAGATACATGGCGGCGGGTGTGCTAAAGATCAAAGAACAGTACGCGGAGGACTTGCAGGCCGTCGAAGAGGCCAATAGGGCCATGTCTGAAACGCACGGACAAGCCACCGCAATGGCGGCAATGCTGGCAGACAAGTACAACGTCAGCACTTCAGGGCTATCAGCGGGTCAATTGCAGGCGGCGGTCATGTCGAAAATGGCGAAACAGGCGGGACCCAAAATTAATGCGGTGATTGTTGCGGGCGGCGGCTCGGTAAATCCAATGACCGACACACAAAGGGATTTGGCCGCACTTCAAAATTTACTTGCTCAAAACAAGGCAGCGCAGGACCTATACAATACGCATATCGGAGGGGCCAATAAGGCGCAAAAGGCCATAGAACAATTTAACCGGGTGATGGGCATAAAGCCCGATGCAGCTGGCGGGGGAGCTGGTGGCGGCGACAGAGAACCAGGCGCCGGGATGGACATAGCGGGCGGTATTGCCCAGGGCGGACCCCGCGTTATCAATATCAACGGCGGTGTGAAATTCACCGATAAGTTTGAAATGCACGTCACCGAATTTAAAGGCGGTGTTAAGCAGGTGGAGGAAGCCTTTCAGGATTTGTTATTGCGTGTCTTAAACAGCGGGGCATCAGTACAGCAATGAGTTCTATACCTACGGAATTGGTGGATTTGTATAACCGGTATTTCGGTTCACGGCCTGTTGTCCCGAAGGTGATGCCCGACCAGCCGGTAAATGACGCGCGTATACAGGCCGCGAACGCCCAGGCGGGTTATCCTATCAGGTCGGCGAAAGGCGCTATCCTGGCGGAACAATACCTCAATACGGAAATATGGTTGCCGGTTTCGTTGTCCGCCCTGCCCGACCTCTTCAAGAATGCCAAGACGCAAAGCCCTGGTGAATGGTATTTGCCTTATGTAGCCGTATCGGCATCGGTTGCGGCTGGAATGATCCGTACACCTCTCAATCAGCGCAAGGGGACGGTAAAGGAGCTGTACAGCCTGGACGATTATAGTATTACCGTAAAAGGCTTTTTCATAGATAAGGAGACCAGGACTTTTCCTGAAAAGGAAATCGGATACCTCAAACAGCTGGTGGAGTTAGGTACAGCATTCAAGATCGACAATGCCATTACCAACTTGCTATTAGAGGATAACACCTTGCCGCCCGACCAGCAATACCGGGTAGTGATTGAACGCATTGACTTACCCGAAGTGACGGGAGGTAGAAAAAGTATGCGTCCATTTTCGATGCAGCTATTTAGTGACTACGTATTTACGCTGAACCGATCCTAATAATGTTCGCTATAACGTCCGATACTATAATAGGCCCTTTTCAGGCATTTAAGGGAAGCTCTTTGAGATGGAAGCGGCATATTGATAATTACAGCGATTGGGGGTCTATAACCGTCCCAACCATGTGCCTATTGCAGGGCATCGACCGTCAGTACAGTTATGTCCCAACCGCCCAGGCATTTACCGAAGGCATGGCCGTGGAGATCAAAGCGGGGTATGATGGAAATAACGTGACGCGGTTCAAAGGATTTGTGAAGCGCATCAATTTGAAAGTGCCCACCGAAATAGAATGCGAAGGGTATTCGTACCTGTTTCGTCCCATCCGATTTACCAAAGGGTATACGAAGGTGACGACGATCAAGACCGTTATACAGGACCTTTTGCATGCTGGCGGCATTGTCGATAAGGTCAAGATTCACCCAAAGTTCCAGGACATAACCTTTGAGCCGTTCACGTTCAAGAATTATGCAGGCACACAGGTATTTGACTTTTTAAAAAAGTGGTACAAGGTAACGATCTGCTTTCCGCAGTTTGATCAAATATACATCGGACTACGGGAGACACTATGGGATGATGCCCACAACAACACCGTAGACCATCTATTGGGATGGAATGTCATCAAAGACGATAAGCTGCTGTTTAATGCGCAAAAGGAGTTTGCCCAGGTAAATATCATGGCGGTTAGTAGAAGTATGGCAGGTGAGCGCATACAGGGCCTTAATAAACTCCTTCAGCCAGGAGGCACGAAGATAGAAAAAGTATTAAGCCGTGACGCGGCATACATGGCCCGGATTGCGGAACAGGAAAAGACCTTGTTGACCTATAAAGGATACTCCGGGCAAATTACCGGGTTCCTGGAACCATTCGTAGACGTGGGCATGAGCGATAAGATAGAGGACGGAACGTATAAGGAGCGGACGGGAAGGTACTTTGTTGAAGGTATCGAGGGCGAGATCAGCAGACACGGCGGAGGCCGTCAAAATATTACCATCGGAAATGCATTGTAATGGGAAAGGATTTAGAAGTACGGCAGGCATTGGCAGACTTTTCGGCGCAATATGGCCCGCAACACTCGCAGCTGTTCACGGTTTCTAGTTCAGACGTTGACGCCCTTACCTGTTATTGCATAGATGACGAAGGAGTGGAACACCTTGTACGCATTGCTCCGATTGTAACGAATGGCCAAAGCCTGGTTATTGTTCCTGCTGAGGGTAAAAAGGTGCTGGCTGTGAGGTTCGAAGATTCGGAGGACTGGTTTACCTCCTGGATAGAGCAATGGAAAAGTGTAACGCTGGTTATCGGCGGTTGCCGGTTAGAGAGCGACGGCACGAAATGGACGAAAAAAAAACCAGGAGGCCAATTTGCTCGATGTTGTCAGTAATATTCTTGATGCGGTCCAGGTGATCACCGTGTTGATTGGAAATGGCCCGGACTATGCAAAACTCCAGGAAGCCCGCACCCTTCTCAACCAACTATTGAAATGACATGCTCGACAAGGTAACATTAGGACAGGCTATATATTCAGCTCGACAGTCGTTCAATGATATGACGATAGACCAATTGATTGCCACGTACGGGAGCCTCGACGATGCACGAAAAGCGATTTGCGAGGCGGAGGCACAAGCCATCATTGATCATTTGAAAAACAATGCCGTCTTGAATGTTCCAGGGCTTGGGCTGGTGGCAGGAACAAACGCGGTGACGGGAGCATCGACTACGGGCAAGATACAATAAGCTATGAATGACTTTCTGTTAGATATAGACGGTGACCTTTTGGTAAAGGATGGAGACCTCGTAATTGGCTATTCAGATGACCAGCAAAAGAACATCCTACTAGTGTCCGATAAGGGGGCTTTTAAAGAGTTCCCAGGCGTAGGGGTTGGCTTACAAAATTTTTTGGAGGCGGAGGACAACGGCGGGGATCTCATGGCGGAAATACGTCGGCAATTCATAGCCGATGGAATCATCATACAGCGATTATCTTTTGAACAAGGACAATATTTTTTAGATGGCAGTTACTAACCCGCTATATGCGGTCTACTTTCTTCAAAACCTGTTGGATATATGCCTGGAAAGCGCGGGTGAAATAGATGGGCTATTTGCATGCGCCAGTCTCAACAGTATGGGGATTACGGACGACCTCACACCAGGACAAACGGTCTTTGGTTTATTGCCAGCGGTCGGAAAGCTACCTATTGTCAATATGTTCAAAACAAATCCCCCCGCGTCGGGATTTTCGGAAGATCAGGCAATGCCGGGCGGTATTGGGTTTATGAAAATCGGTTCAACATTCAAAGTGTCGTAACATGGCAAAAAGCATTCCAGACATACAGGCATCTATCATTGCAGCGGTACAACAGGACCCGGTCCTTTCAACTCGCCTTACAAGTACCAGCCGCGTGTCCCTGTGGAGATTGTGGACCTACATCATAGCCGTTTGTCAATGGACGTTGGAAAACCTCTATGACCTCTTTGTGGCTGAAGTAAATACCACCATTGACGAAAAGAACCCGCATTCTCCGCAATGGTACGCAGGATTGGCCCGCGCCTTTCAATTCGGGATGGAGCTTGCAGGCGACACAGACAAGTACGACAATACGGGCCTAACCGAGAGTCAGGTTGAACAAATGCAGATTGTCAACTATGCCGCTGTTGTTGACGCGGTTGTTAACAATCAAAATGTTTTGCGTGTAAAGGTTGCCACTAATGTTGATGGAGATTTGGGGCCGCTGTCGGCGGATCAATTAACCGCCTTTTCGGCCTATATGAAACGGGTAAAAGATGCGGGTGTACGGCTTGCCATATCTTCCACAATTGCGGACGGGCTCAAATTGGGGATGGACTTTTATTATGATCCGCTCATTCTCAATTCGGAGGGCAAAAGGAACGACGGTACAGATCAAAGGCCCGTTCAATCTGCTATAGATACGTTCTTGAAAAATCTACCCTTCAATGGGGTCTTCTCAATAAACAAGCTGGTAGACGCAATAGAGGCGGTTCCGGGCTACAAGGAACTTAAATTGAATTACGTGCTGAAGCAATACGGAGACTTGCCCTATACATCCGTAAGCGTTACATACGTGCCTGATTCCGGTTACTTGCGTTTCCTGTCAGCCGGTGACCTTGCCATAAACTTTATTCCCTATGAACAGTAGAATATACAATATAGTCTATTCAAAGCTGGTGCATTGGTTGACACCGGCGATGATGCGAAAGCCCGTATTTCTCTCATGGCTCAACGTGTGTATGCAGCCTGTTCAATTTGTTTATAACCTTCTCTTGCGTTTCCGGGCGCAAAAACTTTATGAGTTAGGCATTACGCCCCAAGTGTGTTACCTGGAAAAGTTATTGAATGATCAATATGATTATTTCAGCCGGGGGATTTATATAAAAGACCCGGAAGAGAAAGACCCTTTGTATGTGTTTCAGCAGGTAGAAGATAAGCCGGTGTTTGTATTTACAAAGGGGGAAAACAAGCCGTTATACATCTACACGGACGGTGAAGCGGGAAACCTAAAAGACGATTTCATTATTGTCGTCCCCTTCCGCGTCAAATTCAATTTCGACGAAATGGCAAGTCTTATTAAGCGATACAAATTAGGCAGCAAGCAATTCAAAATAATTCAGCAATGAACAAACGGTATGACTTTACGCAACTAGGCGGCTTCCCTGTAACGCAAGATAGACTTGCATTCATGCAGGATAGTTATAGGGGCGCATTTGGTGCAATTGCAAAGATCATCGGGGACTATAGCATTTTAACCGGCGTGGAAGTGGACGACGCAAATAGCCTCGTTTCGGATGGGTGGATTACTGTACAAGGTGAGTTAATGCCGTTTGTCGGGGGTAGTTTGTCTTCCGGTGTTGTTATTATTGAAACGGCGGAAAATTTGAGTTTCTTCAGCGGTGACGACAAGACGGTGCAATTTACAAAATATGCACAATGTG